GTCAACATTGGCATCCGGTTGGACAACCCAGACAAGCTCCTTACACGGGTGGTTGAAGTTGAGTCTGACCTTGTTAGACGACGAACCAACCGACTCAGCGCCAGTGAACTGAAGCTGCTCGATAAGGTACTCGTGCGGGTTCTGGGCCATGCGGCGTCTCTCGTCAGTGTCAAGGTAGACGTAGTCAACATAGAGCGAAGCCGAAACGAGCGACTGAGCGTAAGCGCCCGAAACCTTAACATCGCCACTACTTCCTCCCTCAAGAGTGCTTACAGCGAAAAGGCACTCGTCAATGGCGCGGAGGTCAAGGTTAATCTTGACCTCGTGGTATTGGAGGGCAATGAGCGGAAGCGCAAGACCCGGGTTGGAGCAGAACCAGAATTGAAGCGGGATATAGAGAGTGGTCTCCGGAAGAGCCTTTCTTGGGGCGCAAACTTGTCTCGGCGCCGACGAATCGCACGGACCGTCAACATCGGCGAACGACGGATCGGTAACGAAGGTGAGTTGGGTGGTGTTACCAACCATCTTGTAGTAACCAGCCTCTTGGTTCTTGTCCATGGTGAGCTGGCACCAGATGTGCATCCAGTCACCGTATTGCTTCTCAATTCTCTGACCACCAATCTCAACCTCAACGTTCTCAATAAGCTGGTGACCCGGGAAATCGAGCCAGCGAGCGTAAACTTTGTCGTCACTGAGACTTTGACCAATCTCAGGAAGAGTGACCTGTAAGTAAGTTCTGTAAGCAAGATCACCATTTCTCGAAACGGTGCAGGTTACTCTGCGGCCGAAATCGGCCTGTCCGTTGAAAGTTTGCTCAATGGACTCCATAGCGAAGTTAGTGTGTCTCCTGTAGGTCACCTTCCAGAAGGTAATCTGCGGATTACCAGTCAAGTAAACATCCTGCGCGCCGTAAGCTACTAATTGCATTAAACCACCACCCATGATTTTCTGTTATACTATACTAAAAGAAAAAAAAATATTTTTTTTCAATTTAAATTAAAATATTTTGTAATAAATTTGTTCAAAAAATCCTCGGTAAATACTTGTTTCTCTTTACTTTTATGCTTTGAAAATATATAACTATTCTGTTTTTTTTTAACAGTCCAACCATCTTCAATTGCGTTAAAAACGAAAACCATTTTACTGATATCTTTGTTGTTTTTACAATGTTTGCTTAGATCTATCTCATTCATTTGATTATATTTTTTATTTTATATTTAAAAGAAATACACAAAAGTTCTTATATGTCCGAAATTGAATCAAATTATACACTAGACAAATTATTCTCAAATCAAATCAATTCGTTTAAAGAAGAAGAAGCTTTGATTATAGAGAAATCTAGGATGAAAATATTATCCATTGAAAATAAAATAAAAGCCTGTAGCAGAAAAGACAAAATTAAAAAATACAAAGAAAGGATACAAGTTCTGAATAAAAAAATGAGTGTTTCTCATAAAAAAATGAATGAGTATCTACTTTCCAATTCAGAACATTTATTTGATTATTTTGTTACAAAGCAAAATATTGAAAAAAACAATAATCCCAAAAAGGCATTGGATAATTTCTTTAGTAAGTCTAAAAAAGAAGAATTCATTTCACATAGCAAATGTAGTCGGAATATGAAAGAATATCTAAAAGAGAACAATTTTGATGTGTACATTGAAAATTATCATTATCATAACAATACTACCGACGAATGTAACATATGCACTGCATGCAACGAGGGCGAACTTATAAAATCTATATATGACGGCATATTGATTTGTAATAAATGCTTTTCAACTGATAAATATTTGATTCACAATGACAAACCAGCATATAAAGAACCTCCTAAAGAAATATCATTTTATGCCTATCGGCGCATAAATCACTTCAAAGAGATACTAGCACAATTTCAAGCTAAAGAGTCAACTGATATACCAAACAGTGTAATTGAAGATGTCAAAAATCAAATAAAAAAAGAAAGAATAACGTTACATAAACTCACGAGCAAGCGGACTAAAGAAATTCTTAAAAAACTGGGATATAACAAATATTACGAACATATAACATTTATAAAAGACAAAATGGGAATAAAGCCACCAATTATGAGTCAACAGCTAGAAGAAACGCTATGTAATTTGTTTATAGATATTCAAGTTCCATATGCTAAATTCTGCCCGAGCGACCGTGTAAACTTCCTCAATTACTATTATACACTATACAAACTATGTGAACTTCTTGATGAACGGAAGTATTTGCCACATTTCCCTATGTTGAAAGATCAAAAGAAAATAGAGCAAGATGAAATATGGAAAAATATTTGTCAAGAACTAGGATGGGATTTTATCCCTACTCTTTGAAATGCGCAATGTTGTTTAAGATGATGATAATATGACGAATATTCATTATATTATCAATCAATTACGATTTACTTAAAATCCGCCAGGGAATCTTACTAGATTCGCGCCAATACCGAAGCCGGCACCGGTTCTGGCAGTTTCTCCCATCGACGGAATGTAAGTGTCAAGAACCGAGAATGTAGCGGCGGCGGTGAGGGCAATCAAACCAATTTCATCCAACTTAAGTGAAGCCTTCGGAATTGCGTAGCACGCGATAGCTACCATAAGACCCTCTACTAAATATTTAATAACCCTTTTTAAAACTTCTTGAACGTTCAACATCATAATATTATAATATATAAATAGAAAAAAAAATATAAATAACTTTATTCTATGATATAGATAATGTCAGAACATATTGATTTGCTAGATGAAGATAAAGCGATCGCCGAACAAAAGTTTGCTTGCTTGTCTTTTGTTTCACCTGAGAAGATACTAAGGGATAAGAATCTTTACTTTTTTGAAAAATTTACCGAGCAATATAATTTCAACAAACAAGCCGAATTGTTAACAAAATTTTCAAATTATATATCTTACAAGTATCAGCTAAATGCGGAAGATATCATGAACGACCTCAAAGAGTTTTCTACAATTGAGAAAGATTCGATGTATGAAAATATTCAAGACGATTACAAAACTTTCATGGACAAGAATGAAGACAAATACGAGTCGCAGTTCAACAAGGAACACTCGTTTCAGACATCGACGAGAGGCTTAAAGGTGAGGGGTGTATTTCCAACACAAGAAGAGGCTGAAATGAGGTGCAAGATGTTGCGCCAGGTTGATCCAAATCATGATGTGTATGTTGGTCCGGTAGGAATTTGGATTCCATTTCACCCGGACGCATACAAAACCGGAAGAGTCGAATATCTTGAGAATGAGCTCAACCAACTTATGCATGAAAAGAATCAAAATGAAGAGCAAGCGAAGTTGCAATTTGACAATCGGGTTAAAGAATCTAAACTCAAGGCAATTTCAGAAAATATGGAGAAGGCCAAAAAAAACGGAAATAAGCTAACACAAACAATTAATGAAGATGGTGAACTTGTTGGAACAGATGAGGGTAACAGTCTAGAGAAGAAGTTGGGTGTAAACGCGTCTATGGACGAAATCAAGAAGGAACTTTTCGAAGGAGACAATATTGTTACTAGTAAGACAGATCATGGTCTCAGCGAACTGACAAAAAATTGATTTCGGTGACCATATTTTTTAACACCGCAAAACATTATCCTCATAATTCAAGATGGAAAAGGAGAAAGAAACAAAACAAGTGACGAAAAAATCAAACAAGTGTAATATTTGCAAAAAGAAAAGTGTAATAAATATAACATGTACAAAATGCGAGAAGATATTTTGTATTAAACATCGCTGTCCTGAAAACCATATGTGCGTTCATGATTACAAAAAAGACTTTGAATTATCGGAAAAAATAATATCATCCAAAATAGAGGTCATTTAATTTAGTTCACATTTTTATAAAAATAAAAATTATATTCACGTTTTATTTTTATTTTTTACTATTCGTAATATAAATGACAACAAGTGTTGTGTTTGATGATATTGATTATTCTCAAATTGAATACGATGCGAATGCTTCAGTAGATGAAGCTATGTTGACGGATCCGAGTGCGTCTATTATTGCGTTACAGGGCTTGCGTATTCTAAAAACCAGAGAAACCGGCGACGAAGTTGTTGTACCGGATACAATAGGTCGCGCTGAAAACCCAATGACAAACTTCAACGAAACATCTTATGAGCAATATAGAATGCGACGAAAAGCAGAAGTTTTAAAATA